AATGGCTACAGGATTTAGTGTTAAAGATGCACTGAATAAACAGAGCAAAGCGGGATTAGATGAATCACCGCGAGCACGGTTTAGAACAAAGGATATAAGCATATTTAAAATGTACCGGAACGAAATGAATTTTTACAGTATTGAACAGATTGAGGAATTGGCAAGCGATATCCTTATGTATGGATTAAAGCAGAATCTGGAACTGGTATATGCACCGTGCGAAAAAGGAGAATACCGGATAGTAGCCGGGGAAAGACGGTGGGAAGCACTTAAGTACCTGGTATCCAAGGGATATAAAGAATTTGAGCTTGCAACCAGCAAACAGACAACACCACAGGACAGTGATGAGGAATTGGTCGAGCTGATTATTGCAAATGCATATCGGACAAAAACAGTATCAGACATGCTACAGGAAGAACAAAAACTGAAAGAATGTTTGGAGCGCATGAAAGCGGAAGGAAAGAAACTGAAAGGGTATGATCTGCAGTCTGGTCGTTTGCGTGATGTAATTGCTGCAAAATTGAGCATGAGCAAAACGAAGATAGCACAGATTGAGGCTATAAATAATAATTTGATTCCGGAATGGAAAGAAGAACTGGAAAATGAAAGAATTACATTTTCTGCCGCTTACGAACTTAGCGGAATGCAGGAAGATACACAGAGGGCAGCACTGGAACAGAAAGAAGAATCCGGAGAGCTTACGCACAAAGATGTAAAAGAAATGAAGAATGGAAAGCCGGAGCAGCAGTTGGAAACAGGAACGGTGTCACAATCTGACACAGAAGAAAAGCCGGAGCAGATGGAGATTAGAGACAAGGATATGAATATGGGTGAGTATCAGACACCGCATCCGGAAGGAATTACATCTATCTGTTATTCCTGCACAGAGTACGAGACATGCAACGTAAAAACGAGCACATGTACCTCATGCGACCAGCACAAGAACCGTAAGGAAGCATATAAGACCGAAGGGCAGAAGTACGAGGAAGAACAGGCGGCTATTGACCGTGATACAAGGAAAAAACTGCGTGATATGGCAGATGCGCAGCAAATGGAGCAATTACCGTCAGATGTGCAGCAGTCGCGGGTGCATCAGATCCGGAGCGCATACCAGAATTTTACAGCGGTATTATCGGGAGAAAAACCGTTTGAGCTGTGCAGAGATTGCGGTTACGAAGCAGGGGATATCCTTGAAATGCTGGAATATCAGGGGGGATTGTACACGGAAAGAAAAATCCGGTGCCACATTCTGTATGTGCAGAGAGAGTATACAGGGCTGGAGGATGGATACTGCATAGTAGGAATTCTGCCTATGGGAAAAGAGGAAGAGGAAGGAGAAAAAAATGAATAAAGTGATACTGATGGGACGGCTTGTGAGAGATTCGGACGTGAAATATACAGAAATGAATAACTCACAGGAACGTACATGTGTAGCAAGGTATACGCTTGCAGTGAACAGGAGAACGGGAAAAGACGGGCAGCAGTCAGCTGATTTTATTAACTGCGTGGCTTTTGGAAAAGCTGGGGAATTTGCAGAAAAATTTTTGAAAAAGGGGGTAAAGGTGTTAATTACAGGGCACATCCAGACAGGATCGTACAACAATAAAGATGGGAAGAGAGTATATACAACGGATGTAGTGGTTGAAGAACAGGAATTTGCAGAAAGCAAAAGGACGGAAGGGGGACAGCAGCAGGAACCATCAGCCGGATCAGCTGGGGATGGGTTTATGAACATTCCGGATGGAGTAGACGAAGAGATGCCATTTAATTAAGGGCAGACAAGAAAAAAACCGGATGCGGGAACATCCGGTCGCAAGTGCTAATGACTTGGTGATGTAGTCATTATAGCACCCACATGGCTTGTAGTAAAGACTGATTTGGAGGGGTTATATGACAAAAACTGAATTTTTGAATGACTTGATATACGATATGGCCGGGTATCTTGATACGTCTGGGGTAGATCGTCTAAAAAATGCGGTCGCATGCAAGTATTGCGTAAGGCAGAAAGGAGAATTGCAATGAAAGAAAGGACACCGCAGGAAAACGTGCAGCAGTATTGTAGAAATGTTCGGGAAGAAATAGAACATTGGAAAGATATAAACCAGAATGGTTGCAATGATCCGTTCTGGTCTGATGGTTGCAACATGAACCTGACGCGGAACCATATTATTTATGCACAGGAGCAGATCCGGAAAATATGCAAAGAAAATAACATTCCATTTCCAGAGGAATGCTATTTATCAGTACCACCAAAAGCAGATATTAACTATATGGCACATTTGAAGCAAAAGGAACGTGTAGAACGGATATTCCATTGCGGAGGCTTGCCAGTAAAGCTGAAATACAAATATGAAGAGCAGCAGTTGAGCTTGTTTTAAGGAGGAAATGCTATGACATTGGAAGAACTTTTGAAAAATTACGGTGGCAATGCAGGTGTATCCATAGATGGGTACTGTGAGGACAGTTTTAATGAATGTTTACTAGATATGAAGTTCTGGGGAAAAATAAAGCACAAAAACGTGAAAACGTGGAATGTCATAGGAGGAGGCAGTCATCCGGTAGAATTAACAATTGAGCTTGAAAAACCACAAGAATATGCAATAACTGACAGGAGTGGAGATTACATCTGTAAAGGCTCATACATTGTAAACGGAGAACGGTATAAGGTCCTTAACAGCAGTAAGCAAAATTCCAAGGTGAGGGTTTTTAAGAGTAGAGAAGCAGCAGAAAGCGAAATAGAACGAATGCGGGGGAGATATGTTAATACAAGCGACTTAAGCGTATGCAGGATTTATAGGGAGGAATAGAAATGCAAGGGCAAATGGATCTTGTAAGGAAACCATCCAAAGAAGTCAGGCAACTTCCTATTGCATGAAATTTGAGGATAAAAATGATTGGAGGCAATGCAATGATTAACGGAGAACTGATCGTTGACAACTTCGCCGGTGGCGGTGGGGCTTCCACCGGGATAGAACTGGCAACCGGATATAGTGTGGATATTGCGATCAACCATGACCCGGAAGCTATCCGGATGCACAAATCTAATCATCCTAATACGAAACATTACTGCGAAAACGTTTGGGCGGTAGACCCAATTAAGGCTTGCAAAGGACACCCTGTAGCACTTGCCTGGTTCTCCCCGGACTGTAAGCATTTCAGCAAAGCAAAGGGCGGCAAGCCAAAGGACAAGAATATCAGAGGTCTTGCATGGGTAGCCTGCCGATGGGCGGGACTTGTCAGACCAAGAGTAATCATGTTGGAGAATGTGGAGGAATTTAAGACATGGGGACCATTGAACCGGAAGCATCATCCAATCAAGAGTAAACAGGGAGAGACGTTTAGAAAGTTCGTGCAACAGCTTACCGATTTAGGATATGAGGTGCAATTTAAAGAGTTGGTAGCAGCGGATTACGGCGCGCCGACTATGCGCAAGAGATTCTTTATGATCGCGCGGTGCGACAGCAGGTCAATTGTCTGGCCAGAGCCAACACACGCACCGGCAGACAGTGAAGCTGTCAAAGCAGGACTTCTCAAACCGTATGTTGGAGCATATACACAGTTGGATTTCTCCTTGCCGTGTCCTAGCATCTTTGATAGCTCGGAAGAAATAAAGGAAAAATACGGTATCCGCGCGGTACGCCCACTGGCACAGAAAACAATGGATAGGATTGCAAGAGGACTAAAGAAATTTGTGTTGGAAAATCCAGAGCCGTTTATTATCCAATGCAATCATGGTGGAGAACGTAGACCGAACGATATCAGAGAGCCGATGCCTACTATTACCGGGAAACACGGGTATGGAATTGTAGAACCGTATATGGTACAGATCGGACAGACCGGATTTGCAAAAGACCGGAGCAAGGATATACGGGAACCACTCACGACTATAGTGAGCAAAAATGAACATTGCTTAATAAGTCCAACACTGATCCAGTATCATTCCGAGACGGCGCAGGGAGAAGTCCGGGGACAGGGAATTGACGATCCACTCATGACTGTTGATGGCTCAAACAGGTACGGTCTTGTCACATCGTTTTTACATAAGTATTACGATGGAGGATATACGGGAGCTGGAGAGTCATTAGAAAATCCACTCCCGACCGTAACGGCGATAGATCATAACAGTGTATGCGCTGCGACACTCATCCAGATGAATAACCATTGTGACGGCAGGAACATTGCCGAACCGATACCGACCATAACGGCGGGAGATGGACACTTTGGGCAAGTCAGAGCGTTTTTGATTAAATACTACGGCGATGCCACAGGACAGGATATAGAGCAACCACTTGATACGGTTACGACCAAAGACAGATTCGGACTTGTGACAATCGAGGGTGTGGATTACCAGATCGTAGATATCGGGCTGAGAATGTTAGAACCGAAAGAGTTGTACGGATGCCAGGGATTTCCGGATGATTATATAATCGACCATGATTATACAGGGAAAAAGTATCCGAGAAGCGAACAGGTGCGCAGATGTGGCAATGCGGTGTGCCCGCCGATTCCTGCGGCATTGGTAAAAGCAAACTTGCCAGAGTTATGTGTGGCAAAGCGAACCGGAAATATAAAGATTGCACAGGAACAGACAGGACAGCTTAGGTTTGCTTAGATTTTGGAAAGTGATGGCAGGAAATTTAAAGAGGATGATTAAAAATGAATAGAAGAAAAGCCAAAAAGCGAAAGAATAACACCTATCTTTTATGTAGTAAGCATATTTACATTAAGCCAAGTGAATGGAATAGGGTAAAAAATAAAAGTAAGCTGATAAAACGTAGATTTTTGGAGGAAAAAATAAGACAATGACAGAAACAAAAACAATATGGCTGGACGAGACGGATTTAAAACGAATTTTGGCTGAAAAATTTAAAACATATGAAAACAGCATCAGTTTTGAACTGATAGATCCGGATGGATATGGGATACACATAGAAACAAAAATTGAAAATGTCAGGGAAAAGGGTGATTGTATGGGAAAAGCGATTCTGATTATGGATATGCCGGAACGGTGCAATAATTGCTATGCCGCATACATGAGCACTACGGGAGGGTTTATATGTAGAGCGTCCAAGGAGAAAATACCGCCAAAGCCAAGAAAACGGCCAGATTGGTGTCCGCTTCGGGAGTTACCGGAAAAGAAAGAATTATATCTTAGTATAAATAAATGGTATTGTGTGGGCTTTAATGATTGCTTGGATGATATTTTAGGAGAAACTCATGGGAAAGAAAAATTATAATAGTATCAAGTATATCACATTAGATGAACATACAAAAAATCATATGAATGATGATAAATTAAGCACAGCAAGAGCGGAAAAATCATTTAAAGCTGAAATAGGTGCAAAACCAAAATTTCACAAAGGAAAATATGGAAAGAAGTATGATACATACACTTGTGGAAATTGCGGTTCTGAATTAAACAGAGGGCTAATAGAAAACTACTGCTGCAATTGTGGATATAAAATTATATGGGATAGTCCAAGATGTTTAACAAAGTATTAGGATTTAACGGAGGAAAATGCATGGAAAATTTCAGGACGATGAATTGCACTGGGTGCCAATGCAATGGTTGCTATGAATGTCAATCTGCGAATTGCGACATATGTTATCGAGCAGAATTTGCAGATGAACACGACAAAGATATGTACCACACAGTGACGAACAAAAAGGAATGCGATTTTGATTAAAGTTTAACGGAGGTATTATGAAAAGACAAGAAATAAGAACTGAAAATACAAGAAAAATGTGTGAAAAGTGTGCAAATGAAACGAATCGGGGTATCACCGCCGATGAGAATTTTTCAAGAGGGATTGCAAATTTTACAGAAAAACATTTAAAAAATGAACTGATAAGAATAGCAGAAGAAAACTGGACCGATTCCCAGGTAAAGATGTTAAAGGGACTGATCTGTGCAGCAGTGAATGGAATTGAATATTCAGATGCATATGAGGCAGTAAATAGAGATTGATGCACAGGACTTTAGCAAAGTATTAGGTGCTATAGGACTTTGCACACAGTACTTTGCTAACACAAAAGGAGAATACATGAGCGAAATTAAAAAAGATGGATGGATTCCAATTGAGGAATCAGTACCAGAAACAGGAAAATATATAATGGTATCGTTCAAGAATTTTACATTACCAGATATTGCAAGATATGAAACGGATGAGCAGGGAAATGGAGCATTTTATCCGGGGGTCGAGGATAAACCATATATTGAATATGGACTGGTAGTAAATGCTTGGATGCCAATGCCGGAGCCGTACAGTGCAGATTCGGAAAAACCAAAGACCAATGCCGACATGATAAGAAATATGTCGGATGAAGAGTTGGCAGAGTTTCTTTGCAAAGTAAAATCAGATTATCAGTGGATGGAACATGAATTTCCGAGCGAAGAAGAACACGGCGAGTGGGAAGATTGGCTTCAATCAAAAGCGGAATAGGAGAGACTATGGTTGAAAAGCCATTATACAAAAGCGTTCCAACAATGAGAAATTATGAAGATCATATCAGCGAATGCGATTACACAAAAGGTTGGAATGACGCTATGGATTTTATTTTTCCAGAAGCAAAAGAGAAGCGTGAAAAGGAAAGAATAAAGAAAAATATGTACATAATCAAATAAATATTGAAAGGAGAGAATATGGAAGATAGATATTTATTCAGGGCAAAAATCGGTAATGGATATTGGACTATAGGATTTTTACGTTGCAAAGATAATAAATGGTATATAAACAATGCAGGCTCACCATTTGCATATGAAGTAAGACCAGATACAATCTGCCAATGCACAGGGTATAGGGGGATCTATGAAAAAGATATTTTTCAGTGCGATGATGAAAGATATGTTATTGAATGGTGCGATTACTCACTATGTTGGGAAGCACGGGCGATTGGAAGCTCGGAAAGTATTTCTTTAGGAGAATTCAGACCAGATGAAATTGTTGCCATTGGAAACGCAATTGACAATCCGGAACTGTTGGAGGTGTAGGATGACACAGAAAATGCTGAAAGAAGAATATTGCAAGGCGGTTGATGATTTTGCAGAATCGGTCAAAAATTTAATCGTAGATTTGTCTGTAATCAGGTTTAAAGACATTGATGAGATAGCAGAACAGTTAAAGGTAGGTGATGGAAGATGAAACAACCAAAAAAACCGACACGGGAGCAGAAAGAACTGATAGCATTAAATAATCTTAGACCAGATAACTGGATGGTGATATCCGATAATAGCGCAGAGATGCAGATTATAAGCAAGAGATCCGCGCAGCGAAGAACCATAGAAAAGAAGCGGAGGTAATGAAATGCAAAGAAAAGGAAAGCGGAAAGAAGAGCTGCAAACTCCGACAGAGCTTACGCTTATATACCTGGAAAACTATAGAGAGCTGCAGAGATATGTAAAAGAGGCTGTATCAGAACCGGATCAAATAGGAGCGGACAGATATAACATATCTGCAGAAAGAGCATACTTAAGATCCATAAGGGAATGCCGAGCAGAAACCGTAATCTTGTTGGAGCATATAGACAAAGCTATGCAATCCCTGAAAGAAGATGTGGAAGCATCCGGGGAAGGATATAAGTATGATGTATTAGAGGCTGTATACATACAGGGAAAGACATATGCAGAGGTGGCAAGAGATACAGGATGCGGGAAGAATTCTCCAAAGAAATGGTGCAGAGCCATGATTCCAAAGTTGTCAATAAAATTATTTGGCGCGAAAGCGTTAGATAATGGTGCAAATTGCGCTGAAATTGAGGACAATTTGAGCAAAACAGGGTAAAAAGTGGGGGAAATAGGGGGTAAAAAGTGGGTGACCTAAAGGGGATTTGAATGTGTTAATATAATAACGTGAACAGTTGGGTAAGCGATTGCAGAGATGCAGTCGCTTTTTTCTTGCTTGCTTCATGTTATTCTATGCGGCTGCTATATTGTAGCCGCAACAAAGAAGAGAAGGGCAGCAGTATGTTGTTGAAAACTTGTCGATGTGGAAAGCTGATTCCGCAGGTGATGAAGATGTGTGAAGAGTGTGAGAAGAGGCAGCAGTCTCGACACACAAGATATAACAACACACGCAGAGATCCGAGAGCTGCAGAGTTCTATATCTCGAAAGAGTGGAGAGCTTTAAGGCCTGTAATTATGGGCATATACGGCTATATAGACATATATGCACTGTATGTGGAGCAGCAGTTAATTACGCTGAAAGATTCTGATCCAATCCACCACATAGTAGAGCTGGAAGATGATTGGGAGCAACGATTAAACCCACTGAATTTGATACCGTTGAGCCATAACACTCACAATACGATTACCGCCTTATATAAGCAGAGCAAAGCGAGTATGATTGCAACTCAAAAACAGCTGAGATCGTTAATCAATTTGCATTTCCGTGAGGCAGGGGGATATGAAAAAGTTTTACGCGACGCTTTCCTAGTCGCGCCCCCACTTTTCCTTGGAGAAAACTCCCCACGAGAAAATCCGTAAAAAGGGCAGGCGGGGCGGTGTCAGATTATGACACAAAAAACGAATGCAGATATTGACAGAAAGGAGGTTTGAAACAATGGCAGGGCAGCGACAACCGACAGATTTAGTTGTTATGAAGGGTAAAAAACATCTTACAAAAGCAGAGATTGCAGCACGAAAAGATGCGGAAGTTGTTGCACCAAACGATAATGTAAAACCTCCAACATATCTGACCGCCGGACAAAAAAAGAAATTCCGGAAACTGGCCAAGGAACTTCTTGCTATTAAATTGATAGCGAATATTGATTGTGACGCGATGGCCAGACTGATAATTGCACAGGAGCAGTTTTTAGAGGTAACAGAGCAGATCCGGAATACTCCGTTGATGGTAGATGTGCCAATATACGAAGAGCAGAAAGATCCACTAACAGGGGAAAAGAGGCTTGTACAGGTCGGGACAAGACAGGTGGTAAACGCAGAGCGTGAAAGTCTGATGATTATACAAGACCGATGCATGAAACAGTGCAGACAGGGCGCATCAGATTTTGGAATGACCGTTTCCTCCCGGTGCCGTTTAGTGGTGCCAAAGCCACCACAGCAGAAACCGGAAAACAAATTTGCAAAGTATGCGGAGTAGCATTTGCAGACAGAAAAAATAACCGACCGCTGCACGCAATACGCGCTTGATGTAGTAGCAGGAGAGATTAAAGCCGGGATTTTTGTCCGGTTGGCATGCCAAAGACACCTTGATGATCTGGAAAAAGCAAAGGATGAACGATATAAGTATTATTTTGATGTCGAGAAGTCCGAAGAAATAATAAATTTCGGAGAAGAGCTTACCATTGCAGAAGGTGAAGGAGACGAAAAGGTAACGCTGTATCCATTCCAGTGTTTTATTTTAGGATCGCTGAACGGCTGGAGAACCAAGAAAAAGGGGTACAGACGTTTCCGAACATCTTATGTACAGCTTGGTAGACAAAATGGAAAGTCATTTATCAACGGCATTTTGGCAACATATTATGGAAATTTTGACGGATTCAAGTACGGAAAAATATTTTGTACGGCAACAAAGCAGGACCAGGCAAACATTGTATTTGATGAAATTGTAAAATTTATAAATTCGGATGATGAACTAAGCGAATGGTTTAAAGTCCATGAGCACAACCATACGATTGATTGTCTGTGTACACATTCCGAAATTAGGGCACTATCCGGAGATACCAAGTCACTGGACGGACATCGTGCGTACCTTGGAATAGTAGACGAGTATCATGCGCATAAGACCAACCAGATGTACAAGCTGTTAGAAGGTGGAATTAAAAAGCTAAAATCAGCGTTGATATCTGTGATTACAACAGCGGGGTTTGACCTGAAATCACCGTGCTATAAGTTGTATGAATATTGCTGCAATCTGTTAAAGGGAGTATTCGAAAATGACAGTCAGTTTGTGTACATAGCACAGCTGGATGAAGACGATGATGAGTATGAACCAAAAAACTGGATAAAAGCGAACCCAATTCTTGAATTTGACAGTGATGCTTTGGAAAACCTCATTCCAGTATCACGGACTGCGCGTGATATGGGCGGTGAGGATCTGCGCGACTTCCTGGTAAAGCAGTTAGATATGTGGATACAATGGTCAAATGCATTGTATATCCGGGATATTGCAGTATGGAAAGCGTGTGCAGTATTAAAATCTCTGAAAGATTTCAGGGGGATGAAGTGTTATGTGGGCTTGGATCTTTCTGCTGGAGGTGATCTTACCTCCTTAGCAGTGATAATTCCGCACATGGTAGACGGTGTGAAAAAATATTTTATACACACACATTCATTCATTCCGGCACAGCGCGTGGACGAGCATATAAAAACAGATAAAATCCCATATGATCTGTGGATAGAAAAAGGCCTCGTGACGGTCACAGAAACGCTTGGAGGAATAAAAACTGATTATAAATACATCTTAAGCTACCTGAAAGACCTGATAAATGAGTACGATTTGAAACCACAGCTGATCTGTTATGATCCGCATAATGCATCCGCGTTTCTGTCCGATCTGGAAGAACTTGGAATGAATGAGCTGTCTGTAACACAGACAGCAAGGGTGCTGAATGATGCAACAGTTGACTTCCGGTTGGAGATCATGGCTGGAAATGTTGAAATAGAAGGAGAGGAAGTAGGAAAAGAGGGCAGCAGTATTGTTGTACCGGCTGATCCGCTGCTTACCTGGTCGATAGCAAATGCTAAGACAATATCGAACAGCTATGGAGAAATAAAAATTGACAAGGAACTCCGGACAGAGAGAATTGATCCGATTGATGCGATCATAGATGCATGGACGGAGGCAATGAAAGAAGAATACAGACCGGACATTAACGAGGAAGTTAATGAATGGCTGGCAATGTATGAAAAATATATGAAAGGGGGCGAGGAGTAATGAATCCGTTCCAAAGACTGGGGAAAAGAATAGCAGATTGGTGGCATGGCAACATCACGAATGGTGGAATTATGTCACTGAATTCTTCGGATTTTTTGGATCTGATGGGATTAAGAAGAAAAGGGAAACCGACATCAGAAGTAACATATTTCACATGCCTTAAGATGCTATCTGAAACATTGGCAAAAATGCCTATTAAATACTACCAGAAAACGGATAAAGGGATTGTTGAGGCAGAGCCTACAGATATATCCAGATTATTCTCTGAACGTCCAAACCCTTTTATGACACCAACAACATTCTGGAATACAGTAGAAATTAACCGGAATCACTATGGAAATGGATATGTGTATATCCGGAGAGTATTTAACCGGAAAAAATATGGTGGAGATATTAAAATACTGGATCTGTGGGTTATGCAATCCAATTGTGTACAGATCGTGGTAGATGATGCCGGATTATTCGCGGGGGTTGGTCGATTATGGTATGTATACACTGATCCAATACAGGGAAAACAGTATGTATTTGGAACAGATGAGGTTATGCATTTTAAAACATCCTTTTCGTTTGATGGCATAACGGGACTTCCGGTGCAGAAGATCCTACGGGAAACAGTAGCAGGAGCTTCCAAGTCACAAGAATTTATGAATAATCTGTATGAAAATGGATTGACAGCAAAGGCAACACTGGAATATACAGGAGAACTTGATGAAAAGGCAAAAGAAAATCTGCGAAAGTCATTTGAAGAGTTTGGTTCGGGTGTAAAAAACATGGGCCGAGTCCTTCCGGTGCCACTTGGAATGAAGCTGACACCACTTGATATTAAATTGACAGATTCACAGTTTTTCGAACTGAAAAAGTATACAGCATTGCAGATCGCGGCCGCATTTGGAGTAAAACCGAATCAGATCAACGATTATTCGAAGTCGTCTTATAGTAATTCGGAAATGCAGCAGTTGTCGTTCTATGAAGATACGGAGCTTTTTATCATAAAGCAGTATGAGGAAGAGATAAATTATAAGATTACATCGTACCAGCAAAAGAAAGATGGGTGTTATTTTAAATTCAACGAAAAGGTGCTTTTCCGTACAGATAGTAAAACCCAGATGGAATATTTTAAAACAGCTGTTGGTGGTTCGGTTATGACGGCAAACGAGGCAAGAAGGAAGTTGGATCTTCCAGACAGAGAGGGTGGAGACGTTTTACTTGCAAATGGCAACATGGTTCCGCTGACTATGGCGGGTGCAGCATATACAAAGGGACAGCAGATCCCAGATGATCCAGATGATCCGGAAGATCCGGAGACAGATCCGGAAATAGATCCGGACAATATAACAGATCCGGAGACAGATCCGGACAAAATAATAGATCCGGATGATCCTGACAAGGATAAAGACGGAGAGGAATAGGAGGTGCAAAGGTGGCAAAGAAAAGATTTAATTTTACGCGTAAAAGACGTGGAAAGACAGAGAATGTGGGTTATCTGGACTTCGAATCAGAAGATGAAGAACAGAGATGTTCGCTTTATTTCTACGGAGACATTGTATCGGCAGCATGGTTATCGGAATGGTATGAAGAGGACAAATGCCCGGCAGACATTGCAGATTTCCTGAATCAGTTGGATGGATACGAAGATATTGACATCTATTTCAACTCTGGTGGTGGGGATGTATTTGCAGGGCTTGCAATTTACAACCAGCTAAAAAGATATTCTGGGCACAAGATCGGATATGTGGATGGAATGGCAGCATCCATTGCATCTGTAATCATGTTTGCGTGCGATGAACTGCATTTTTCGACAGGAGCGCAGGCTATGATACATAAACCTTCGTGTATGGCATGGGGAAATGCAGATGATATTGAAAAAACAATCAAACAGCTGAACCTGTGTGAGGATTCCATTGTAGACGTGTACATGCAGCATGTGCAGGATGGAGTGACCAGAGATCAGATCAAGGATCTGATGCGGCAGGAAACATGGTTCGATTGCGAAAAAATGCAGCAGTACTTTGATATTGAAATTGAAGAAAAAGCAGCAGTTGCAGCATGTACATCTGATTATTTTGCTAAATACAACAATTTACCGGAGCCTTTGGGAAATCCAAAGACAAAGGATATTGTAAATGCGGTCATTGAAGAACTGGAGAACCGGAACAACAAGGCTGCGGAACAGGAAAAACAGAGAATGGAAGCTGAAAAAGACGAAATTCTCAAAGATTTGTACCAGTATGGAACTTAATTAAGGAGGAAAAAATGGGAAAGAAAGAAATGGAAGAGTTTTTAAACAAGATCAATGCCAAAAAGCAGGAGGTAAAGGATCTTGTAAATGCCGGAAAAATCGAAGATGGAAAAAAAGCAAAGGAAGAGCTTATCGAAATGCAGGATAAGTTTAATCTGCTTATGGATCTGGACGATGACGATCGGAACTATATTGAGGATCAGGTTAAGAATGGAACAGCAAAACAGGTTGGAGAGGTAAAACCGGATAAAAAGAACCTGGTAAAATCTTTCGTCAACATTGTTAGGGCTGGATTTTTAGGAACAGAGCCGGATTCAAAAGATGTCGAGGTGTATAAAGATGCAATTTCATCGGACGTTACACCGGGAAGCAACAGTGAACTGGGAATTGGTATCACAATTCCAGAGGACATCAGAACCGATATTATCGAGTTAAGAAGATCTGCTGACAACCTGGAACAGTATGTGAATACAGAAGGTGTCACTACGAAGAGCGGAACACGAAATATCGAACTGGATGCAGAATCGACTCCATTTGACAACGTGGATGAGGCAAAAGATTTTCCGGAAATGGATGAGCCAAAGTTTAAGCAGATCAAATATGCAATTAAGAAAAAAGGTGGAATTTTAAAGATCACAGCAGAACTGCTGGAAGATACAGCTACCAACATTATGGCATACATTAACAAATGGATTGCCAAAAAAACGAAAGCAACACGTAACGCTATGATCCTTAAAGTGCTTGATACCATGACTAAGGGAAAAGAAGTTGTCATTGAAAATTTGGATAGCCTGAAAGACGTTTTTAATGAAGACCTTGATCCGGCAATTGCAGAGGCAGCTGTGATCATCACAAACCAGAGTGGGTTTAACTATCTGGATAAATTGAAGGATAAGGATGGAAACTATATCCTCCAGAAAGATCCAACACTGCAGACGAAGGGAAAGCTGCTGTTTGGGGAATATCCAATTATTAAGCTGTCTAAAAAAACACTGAAATCAGAAAAAGTAATGAACAGTGATGGTCATACAGTAGATGCATACAAGCATCCGGTATATTGCGGAGATTTAAAATCTGCGATCACACTGTTTGACAGAAACGTCCTGTCTATTGATATGAATGACAAAGGAGCAGGACTGTGGGATAAAGATCTGACCGGAATCAAGGTCCGTGACAGATTCGATGTACAGCCAGTTGATGAAGAGGCTGTGATTAAAGGACAGATCACAGAAACAGTAAATGGATAAATGCTGCGGGGCGGTCAGCCGCCCCGTGAAAACGGGGGATGCATCATGACAGAGGAAGAAAAAAAGGAATACAGGGAAAATCTGACACAGCAGTGCAAAAAATACTGTCATATTGATTATGACGATGATATTGACATTGTGGAGTTGATGATAAACACCACTTTAGAAGAGATGCAGGAGCTGATTCCGAATTTTGATGCGTATAACATGACCAGCAGACAGCGATTGATTGCCCTTGTATCGGTAAAAAATCTGTATGATAACCGGGAAAAATACGGGGAATCCAAGCAACTATCCAGCGCAGTATCATCTATGCTTTTGAAAGAGATCTATGGAGGTGCAGCAGTTGCAGACGGGCAGGATTAAGATCATCCGGAGAGAATCACAGGTAGTTGATGGACGAAAACAGTATACAGAATCAACATTCTACGAATGCTGGTGCGAGGTTAAAAGTCTTAGCACTACAGAAAAATATACAGCATTGCAGACCGGAATTGAGAACGTAATCGTGTTCGAGGTTCGGAACTGCCAGAAAATGGAGGATATAAGAAAAAATCTGAAAGAGTTTTCCGTAGAATACAAAGGCACAGTGTTCAAAATCTATGATGCATCACCTATGTTTGTGGATAACCAGAAAGTACAACTGAAATGCAGGGAAAGCGAATAGAAGAGTCAGAATCTGACACGGACAGAGAAAAATGAAAGTAGAAATGGAATTCCAAGGGTTGCAGGAACTGTTAAAAGCGTTTGAAGATGCGGCCAGTGATGCAGAAATTGCGGAAGTAAACAGGAAAATAGTAGAAAAAAGCGAACCGGTTGTGAAAAAAAATATGTCCGGGAAAATACCGAAGTCCGCGGACATTAAAAAAAGTGGTCGTGGTTTTGGTACGAAATCATCGGTGTCTACACATGCTGCAGATAGTGTTCCAATGGGAAAACCAAAGGTAAAGGGCGCGGGAGTATCCGCGGAAGTTGGATGGGTTAAATCGGACAACAGTGAACACTTCTATGTGAAATTTATAAACTGGGGAACTATTTACAGACCGCCTCAAGAATTTATCTATGCGACAGGGCGTGAGGCAGATGCGGAACTGCAAAAAATCGCAGAACAGGAGTATCAATCCTATTTAGACAACACAATGAAATGAGGTGATAGCGTGAACAGTCCGGACATCATAAAAGACGCATTGGATGCGTTGCAGCAGATTTCAGACAGGGGAATCACCGTCATGCAAGGGTGGTATGACAAGAACATCCATAAAACACATGTGACCTTGTGGGATTTGGGAGAAGTCGACGAGAACTTTTCGGATGATGATGCGGAGGGAGTGACGCTGTCATTGCAGGTCACTATTTTTTCAAAGAGTGACGAGGTTGAACTGGCAAGGGAAATCAAGTCAATGATGAAAGAAAATGATTTTTCGTTTGATGGCAGGAACGGAGACGATTCCAAGCCGGAGGACGGAATCTATATGAAAGCACAAAGGTTTTCAAAGTTTTATGAAATGGAGGAATAGACATGAGCGAAACAGTAACACAGGTTAGCGAGACAGAACAGAAGATTGTCAGAAGTAGAACATGCGGTTGTAGAGATTTTTACATCGCAAAACTCACACAGAATGATGCAACAGGGTACGTGGCAGGTACACCCGTAAAACTGGCAAGAGCAATCAAGGCAAAAGTTGATGAAAAATGGAGTTCAGAGAAAATCTACTCTGACGACGGAACAGAGGAGGTCATCAATTCATATGAGGGAACTGAAATCGAACTTGAGGTCAACGCCCTTGCACCACAGGACAGACAGATTCTTTTCGGTCAGTTGTACGAAAATGGTTTCCTCGTAAAGACGGCAGATGACAAAGCACCGGAGGTCGCTGTCGGATGGAGAGAAAGAAAACTCAACGGAAAGTATGATTTCAAATGGTTGTACGCCGGAAAGTTTGCAGAGGGAATCAGCGAGGAGGCAAGCACAAAAGAGGGAAAACTGTCTCCGACAACAAAGAGCGTCAAGGGTTCATTCTACGAGAGAAGTCTTGACAATGCATATGAGATTTCTGTTGATGAATCAAATCTTGTGACAGAAGATACAAAGGCAGCAGAGGCAATCAAGAATTGGTTCAGCAAAGTGCAGGAGAAAAACGGCGGTTTAGGCTAACAAGAGGATATATAACAGGAGGATAAATCATGAAAAGAAAAATAATAGTCAATAATAAAGAGTTTACAATGCCGAAAATGTCAATCGACACATACACGGAATATCTTGAACTTGCAGAGGTTGTCGACGCAAAACAGAGATATTCAAAACAGGACATCGAGGCGATGGGTCTTTTTATCTGCAAGGCATACGGAGACCAGTTCACCATTGAGGAATTAAAGAATCCGGAGACCGGACTTGATGCAGCAGGATTGATTCTTGAGTTCCAGTTCATTGACATGGGAATTGCAGACGAAATCACAAAGAGAATGAAGAACATCGAGAAAAATTTTCAGAGTGGCAAGTGATACCGGAAATCGAAATCACTTGCAAAGGGAAAAGGCTTTTCATTAATTCCGTAACAGTAGAACAGTATAAAAAATATATCAATCTCATGGAGAAAAATGACACGGAGGTATTTTCCGGAGTGATGTTTTTCAACAAAAAGATAATGCAGGAGATGTTCGGGAATGAACTGTCGCTTGCAGCAGTTGGGGAGATTGATGCAGTTGAATTTCTGACGGCAATCAAGACGGTTCATTTCATCATGCAGAACATTGTTGCAGAGAAGATGTTGAGCATTGTCGAGGTTGAACAGGTAGAAAAAGAGGCATCCGCATTCGATGACTATGACCGTGAAAACGGATATGAGGACGAGGATGAACAACCGGAGGAAAATCAATGGAAAGTCTGCGGGGAAATTGTTGACCGTGTTGTGAAAATTGCGATTCGGCTATTGAAAAACTCATACAGTCAATGCATGAAAGAGAACATTGTCACGTTGTTGGACTACTTAAAATTTGAATTAGATACAATCAACGAAAATCAGTAAGAGAGGAGGCGACCGAATGGCTTATACAAGCGTCAAAATATCGGCAGATTCGAGCAGTTATCAATCACAAATGAAATCGGCAGCATCGCAGATGAAAGTCTTGTCTGCGGAATATACGACGGCAGCGACGAAAGCAAAGTTGTTCGGGTCAGAAACAGACAGCCTCAAGGCAAAAGCCGAATCGCTCACTCAAAAAATCACGGTGCAAAAGAACATCGTGCAGTTGAACAGTGAGCAGCAGGAGAAGTTGACAAAGAAACTGTCAGACCAAAAGACAAAGCAGGAGGAACTCAAAACAAAGATTGATGCTGCGAAAGAGGCTTATGAGAAATCAACGGCAGAGACCGGAAAGAACTCCGAGCAGTCAAAAGCACTCAAGGATGAACTCGACAAGTTAGAGAAAGAGTTCACCGCAAATGAGACAGCAATCGGAAAGACAGAGACCGCACTTGCAAATCAGACGGTAAAGACGGAAAAGTCAAAGACTGCCCTCATGAACATGGAGGCAGAACTGAAAAATGTTAATGACCAGTTAAAAGATAATAAACTTGAAAAATTTGCGACCGCTTGCGATACAGCGGGAACAAAGATGGAAAGTTTCGGAAAGAAAATGTCGGTTGTTTCTACGGGAATTGCAGGAATGGCAACCGCAGTCACAAAAAACGCATATGATGTCGAAAATGACTTGATGTCGATGCAAGGGCAGTTGGGATTGACAGCAGAGGAGACAGAGAAACTCAAGACAGTCGCTCAAAATCTTTACACAAATGGATTCGGGGAGAGTTTGGGTGACTGTTCGTCTGCGGTCGTCACACTCGTTCAAAACATCAAAGGGGCAAAAGACATGTCTGTTGAACAGCAGCAGACAATCGCCGAGCAGATGATGACAATGTCCGATATGTTCGGAACAGAGAACGAGGAACTGGCGAGAACTCTGACGACCATGAAAAACAACGGAATTATTGACGACATCAGCGAGGGAATGGATGTGCTGACGGTCGGATTCCAAAACGGAGCGAACTATTCGGGCGAACTGCTTGACACCATGAGGGAATATTCGCCGAAGTTCCAAGCGTTAGGAATGGACGCAAAGACCGCAATGGCTTATTTAGTACAAGGGGCGCAGAACGGAGCGTTTAACCTCGACAAAGTCGGCGACGCAATGAAAGAGTTCAGCATCAGAGCGGTTGACGGTTCGGACACGACAGTGGACGGTTTCAATAGAATCGGATTAAATGCGGATGAGATGGCGAAAAAGTTTGCAGCAGGAGGAGACACAGCGTCACAGGCATTTCACAAGACACTCGTTGCACTGAAAAACATGGACGACCCTATTTCACAGAACATCGCAGGCACAGATTTGTTTGGAACGATGTGGGAGGATTTAGGGAAAGACACGGTGTTGTCTCTTGCAGATATTGAGGGAGGACTTGAGAACGTCGAGGGAGCGACAGTCAAGGCAGGAGAGCAGGTGAATAACTCTTTTTCCACGCAGTTAAAGACCCAGTTCAGAGAATTACAGACATCTCTTTTGCCTTTAGGAAATGAATTGTTGCGGTTGGGAAAGGACAGCATGCCAACCGTGAAAGAGGGTATCGGAGATGTAACAAACGTACTCAAAAACATGGATTCCGAGACTGCTCAAAACGTCATCAAAATCGGAGCGGTAGTCGCTGCTATCGGTCCGTTGTCAATCGGGTTCGGAAAAGTGGCAAAGGGAATCTCTGATACAGTAACGACCGGACAGAAATTTGTGTCCGGAGCTGCAAAGATAATCGCAAAGATTACGGCAAAGACAGCAGCCACGGCAGCGGGAACGGCAGCAGATACAGCGGCAACGGCCGCCACAGCAGCGCATACAACAGCCACAGCGGCCGCAACAGCTACAACAGGGACAATGACAGCTGCACAGACTGCATTAAACGTAGCAATGAAGCTGTGCCCGATCCTAATGATTGTTGGATTGATTACAGGTCTGATAGCGGCAGGGGTTGCGCTGTACAAAAACTGGGACAAGATAAGCGCGTTTGGATCAAAGTTATGGGGAAATATTAAAAAGGATTTTAATAATATAAAAAAGGGCGTTACCGATTCCTTTAAAAAGTCAGGTGAGGCGGTAGAAAATAACGTCAAAAAAATGACAAATTCGGTGAAAAACAGCGCGATAGGAAAAGCTACGTCTACGGTATTTAAAGCCATACATAAGACGGTAGAGGACAATATGAAAGCCTCTACTGCATCAGCAAAGAAAAACCTTGATGAAATGAAATCCGCGTACCAGAAGAATGGTGGTGGGATAAAGGGAATCGTTGCTGCCACAATGACAGGTATACGAAATAATTATCAGAGAAAATATGATGAAATAAACAAGTTGACGGGTGGAAAACTTGACATCATGGTGCAAAAGACGCGGGAAGGATTTAAAAAGGCTGCTAACTCTATTGCAGAGAAGGTATCACAGGCGAAAAAAAATGCATCCAGTTTTGCATCAGGTGTCGTCACAGAAGTGGGAAAAATTCCGGGGAAAACCGTATCAATTGGAATCAACCTGGTAAAAGGTCTCTGGAACGGAATAAGCAATATGCAGTCCTGGGTAATTTCAAAGGTCCGGGGGTTTGGAAATTCAGTGCTTACCGGGTTAAAGAATTTCTTTGGAATTCATTCCCCGTCCAAGGTGATGGAGGAGCAGATCGGAAAGAACCTTGCGCTTGGTGTGGCAAATGGTATCACAAAACATAAAAAGCATGCAAAAAAATCCGCGTCCGAAATGGGAAGCGAGATTGTAAAGGCAGCAAAGAAAAAGCTGGATACCTATAAGACATATCACAAGATGTCCTTAAAACAGGAAACGGAATACTGGGATAATGTAAGAAAGCAGATAAAAAAAGGGACATCCGCACGGACAGAAGCTGATAAAAAATACCTTGCAGACAAAAAATCCTTAAACAGCCAGCTTACAAAGGCACAGAAGGAATATGCCAAGAGCGAAAAACAGATAAATGCTGATCTGAAAAAAGAGATTAAAAGCCTGAATGATGAATACAAAAATGCAGTAAAGGAAAGAAAAGATTCTCTGCTTTCCTCTTTTTCGCTGTTTGAGTCTTACGATGCAGGAGATACAGTCTCGAAGAGTGATCTGCTGGTAGGTATGCAGACACAGGTAGAAGCTCTAAACGAGTGGGAACGTCAGATTGCTACATTAAAATCTAGGCTTGGAAATACAGAACTGTTTAAAACAATACAGGAAATGGGTGTGAGCGGATTGCAGCAGGTAAAAGCAATCAACTCCATGACAGAGGAAGAGTTGAAAAGATACACAGCACTGTATAAGGAAAGACAGACATCTGCAAAAGACGAGGCCACCACAGAGCTGAAAGGTACCAAGAAGAGCACAGATGATAAGATTGCGAAAGCAAACAAGCAGGCGCAGGAAAAACTTACAAAAGCACAGAAAACCTACACGGATGCATGTAAAAAGCTGGGGGTTACTGGTGCGGCAGCAGTAAAGAAAACTGTGGATGGAGCAGAAAAGCCATTGACTAAATCATTGGCTAAGATCCAGAAGAATACCAAAAAGACAATAAGCACTGCTGTGTCAACCACGAAAAAGGGAGCTACACAGTTAAAAAGGGCAATGGACTTTAAATGGTCACTGCCAAAGCTCAAGATGCCGCACATTTCCGTTACTGGAGGGAAATCCCCGTATGGAATCGGCGGGAAAGGATCAGTTCCGAAATTCAATGGTGAATACTATAAAACAGGTGGAATTATGACAAACCAGACAGTATTCGGGTTGAATGGAAACAGCTGGATGGTTGGTGGAGAGGCCGGAGCAGAGGCAATTCTTCCGCTGCAGGAATTTTACCAGAAATTTAGCAGCATACTTGACAGAAAATTTGAAGCAGTACAGAAAGCACAGGCGGTTGGAGTGACATGTTACACATACATTGATGGTGATGAAATCGCAAGCAGGACCGTTACCAAGGTAGACAGCAAGATGGTAACGGATAAAAGAAAACGGAGGTAGACATGAAGGTAAATGGTATTGATATCCGGAAATATGATGCAAAACAATTAACCGTAGATGTACAGCCTCCTGGTTTTAACGTAAATTACGAATGGATAACGCGGGCATTGTTACCGACAGAATTCGATACGGATGTAACAATGGGGCATTTAAAACTGTCGGTATATTTTAGAGGACAGAACAGAAATAAGATTATACGGACAGCATCCGAGTTTATGCAGAATTTTACAAAATCGTGTGATCTTAACCTGGATGGATACAAAGGTACTTACAAGGGTTACATGACATCCAGCGACTACGAAAAGAAAAATGTAAAAAATCGGTATGTATTAAATCTGGAATTTGACGGATTTTTCTATGATGACCAGCTTGATCTTGTCTTTGATGGGAAAAAAACTGCAACGGTGTACAATGCCGGGACAAGATCGGCACCGTGCATTATAGCAATATATGCAAAGAGTGTATTAACAAATTACGAGATAACCGGGTTGAGCAGTGAGAGCATAGCCGTAGAAGCTCTGGAAGCGGGAAAAACGATGATTATTGATGGTATCCGTGGAATTGTTACAGTAGATGGCAAAAATGCTTTTAATCGGGTTAATATGTGGGAATTTCCACGTATGGGAGCAGGAAAAATAACCATAGGATTTTCTTCGGATGCGGCAAAGGTAAATGTAAAATATAGTCCAATGTGGATATAGGAGGCGGTTAGGTTGCAAATTTTTGATGTAAATAAAAACCGAATTGGAATACTGACCGGATTTAAGGATAGATCCATTACGACAACCCTTGATTCCGGAGATAAAGAGATGTCTTTCCAGTATCCTGCAAATGCTGCTCTGGTGAACGATTTAAAAGAAGAGTGCTATATACGGACCAAAACGGATGAGTATGTATTGAAGGAAATAAATGAAGCTGATGATTTTAATA